TAATATTAAGGCGGTAGTCGAAACCACCGCCCTATATTAGTATTACGTATTATTGAAATTTTTTCTCAATAGACTGGAATATTTCTATACCTTCATCGGTTTTAAAGAATGCGGCCATAGCCGAATAAGGGTTTTCATCAAATGGCACAGTCATTAACTTTTTACCATTACTTGCCCATTTAAAATCACGTTGGTCTTGAGATAGTTTTATAATGTTTGCCTCGCATGCTTTAATAGCAAAATTACGAAGTTGTACATTTTCATCATTAGCCAGTTCTAAGAACAAACTTGGGTTTTTTCTAGCGAATAGCAACAAATCCCTTTTTATCTCCTTAGAAGTCATCTTAGACGCTTTAGATCCAACTTCAACACGTATAATTGCTTCAGCTTGATCTATGTCCATACTCATTGCTGCTGTCATTGCCTCAACTTGTAATTCTAAAATATCCAATTCGTTTGTTGCTTTTTGAACAGCGCTAAACTCTCGGTATTTTTTATTTAACATTGGGTGATATAAAGATAATAGTTTCTGTAAGTTTTGTTTTTCTTTTGGTACAAATAAGGTGCCGTTTTTAAACATAATATGACCTAATGTAGCTTCTCCTTTTTGTTCTTCAATAAACGGAGTATTCATATTGGTAGCATATCTTAATTCTTTTTGCTCTCCTGTCACATGATCAAACCATAATAATGGAAATCTCGCTGAATGCCTTGAAGAGATTGTGTATGTTAATGGACTATGGGTACCAGTTAACAAATAAGTTCTATCTTTTTGTTCCCATGCTTCCGCAATAGGAGTTTGTGTTTTTGACATAATATAATATAATTAATTGTTTTTAAAAAGTAAAAGTCGCCCTCGTAATTTAACAAGGGCGAAATTTACAATAAATATTTATACTGTTACCGAAGTAAACAATACAAAGTTGTTAGCTCCTTGAACACATAAACATCTTTCAGACAAGAAGTTTACCTCCATTGCATCAAGATCAGATGTATAAGCTCCTCCAACAGAACCAGTTACCCATGATTTCATTCTTCTATCGTCAGCTTGTGCAGCTCTATAACGAACGTGTAAGAATGGTCTACGGATATTAGTTCCTAAAATTTGATCGTAAACTGTAGAAGTTCCAGCAGGAACCAAGATACCATCAATACCAGAATTTGCAACAGCTCCACGAGTAGATGCATCATTTAAGTATTTCCAGTCAGTTTTATAGAAATCGTAAGAACCTCTACGGAATCCAGAGAAACCTAAGTTCAAGGCCATTTCTTCAGAGTTTTCAAACAAACCGTAAGCAACACCACCTGCAGATCCAGCAGATAATTTAGCAAGCATATCATCAAAGTCTAAAGATGTTTGACGGTTTAAGAATAACATGTTTTCTTCAATTGCTCCCTGAGTATCTAAGTTCTTAAGAATTGAATCAAAATCATTTAAACCTCCTGTAGCCGTAAAGTTATTCAATACATTACCTCTATCTTGAACAGCAGAGAATAAACCTTGAGTACCTTTTTTACCGGCATTAGCAGCGGCAGAGCCATTTGCGGCTAATTCGCCCTCAACAACTGACATTTCTAAGTAATCTTCAAAACGTAATCTTGTTTCAGATTCTGCTTTTAAATACCAGTAGAATCCACCAGCACCGTCTTCAGTAGCAATTTCTACCCATCCTACTTGCGCAGTATCAGAACCATTAACAACATATTTGTTACGGATAATGATTGGAGAGTTAGAATATTGCGTAAAAGAAGGAGTAATTGATTGGTAATCGTCACCAGACAAAGTAGATCCTTTAGCATACTCAGAACCAAAAACGAAGATTTTAACTAAGTCACCAGCAGTGAATGTTGGAGTTAAAGCAGCAGTAGTATAAGATGCTACATCAACTGTACCATTATCAAAAACTGGTTTACTAGTAACAATTGCTTTTAATTCAACCCCTGTAGCAGGGTTCATAATAACGATTGTTTGATTGATAGAAAGTACGTTAGCTACATAATCAGAAGCAACTACAGGAGTAACATCAACAGGGATGCTAATAGTATTTCCGTCAATAATCTCTACATCATTGTAAGCAACGTGTAATCTATTTTGCTCTGACCAGATAACTTGATCAGAAGACATTGGCATTTCTGCTCCTACCATACGCAAGAATCCAGAAAGAGTTCTGTTTCCGTAGCGCTCTACTTCAGCTTCGTAGATTTCAGGTAAATATTGCTGTGCGAAAGATGAAAAATCAGGATTAGTTGGATCCGTAAAATTCAAATAGTTTGTGTTTAAAGCTTGTTGCTTCTGAGAAGGAACAATACTTCCGAACGTAGGCGTAACTGCTGCCATAATTGTTTAATTTTTAATTGTTAAATTTTTTAATTTTTAGTTTTGTAGAATCAACACCGTTAATTGCTTTAACTCTAAATCCATTAACAAAAATTTCACCTGTAGACGTTTGTCTTGGGGTTGTTGTAATGTTGTTAGATTTTGCAACCACTTCCTTAATAGCATCGGCTTTACCTTGCTCATAAAAATGATTTGCAATTGTATCTGCATTTTCTGCGGCATACATAGCTTTGTGATACCCTTTCAAATCTGCTACTTCACCTTTGTCATTCAAGAACTTCTTGATTAGGTTTGTTATATTTGATTGTTTATCCGCCACAACCTCTGTGTTTTGAATTCCATACCTAAAATTTTTCTCTCCCAATTTAAAATCAAAACCTTTGAATTCTTGAGAAAAGAAACCTTTAGTATCATCCTTGAACTTTGAATGTTGTGTTTCTACGTTTTGTTGTTCTTCGTTGTATCGGTTAAAAAAGTCTGTAGCTTTTTGTTGGTCTTTGGATACCGATGGTTTCAACTTGATCTCATCGTAATATTTTCCTTTAAGATCTTCCAAAAAGTTTCTAGCTTTTGCAACTTCTTCTTTGAACGCGAGTTTTTTCTTTCTGATGTCTCGTTCATCATCTTCGTCTTCATCATAACTAAATTCATCTTCCATTAAGAAATCAATTTCTTCAGAATCTAAATGTGGTCTTGATTTTTTATAATATTCTTTTAATAATGCTTCATTATTAACAGAAGAATAGTCATGATTTAATCTAACATAATCTTCCACAGTTCCACCTGTTTCCTCCATAAAGGATACAAGTTTATTAATATTTTCAGGTAATGGTTTACCGGTATTCTCCGTATGAATAAGTGCTTCATTTACTTCTTCAACCAAGGTTTGCGACGCTGCAGCAACCTCTTCATCGGTTACCTCTTGCATTATAACTATTTCTTCTTGGACAACTTGATTGGTAACTGGCTTAACCTCGGCGTTTCCTTGGTCCACTTCTTGCAGTCCCACTTTGGATCCTTCGCTGCCCAACAGGCTTTCATTTGTGTTTTGCTCTTGAACGGCATCTTCGTCTACTTTTTTAGTTGATAAATCTACTCTTGAAATTACGTTAGGTTTATCTAACTTTTTCATAGGGGCTTTCCTCTTTTGGAGTTTAAACTCGCCTTCTTGTTTTACGTTTTCTGACATGATATAATAATATAAAATTAGTTAATAGGTACTGTTACATACCAAACATTCCTCCTAAATCTGCTGAGTCTTCAAAATCTTTAGGCATTGCATTGTTTTTTCTTTGATCTATTAATTCTGATTGTTGTGTGGCTTGTATTTTTGTTCTTTGATCTTTTCTATTTTCTGCTTCGTCTTGTAGTTGTTGTTTTATTTGTATACCTGCCTGAGCTAATTGTAAATCATACCCAAATTGCTCCGCCATTAATTGTTTCTTAATTAATAACTCTTGTTGCATTCTTTGTATTTCAAATTGAGATTTTGATTGTAATACTTGTATCTCTGTTTGCGCTAATGCTTGTTGCTTTTGAACTTCTGCCATTGCAGCAGCTTCTGATGCTTGAGCATTTGCTTGCGCTTGAGCTTGTATATTTGCTTGTTGGTTTGCTTGATCTTTTTCTAATTTTTTCTTTCTTCTATATTTTAAAGATTGATTAGCTAACTTAAGATTTTTAATCTGTCTTAGATCAATTACGTCTTCAAGATCAATACCTCCCGATTGTAAAGCAACTTGAATATTTTGTTCTAGTTGCGCTTTTTCTTCTTCCTCTGGCTCTAATTCTAAATAAATACCAAAGTCATGCAGGTTTAAATTCTCAAGTTCCTTTAAGGTCTCTACATTAGATATAGATATACTCTCAATAAGAGATTGTTTTGTCAATGGATAATTTAATGAATCATTAATTCTAAGTGAAACATTCTCGCATATTCTTAATGTTAAAAATAAACTTGACTGCACTATATGTCTAACCGCTGTGTTTGAATTTGCTGCAGCCATTTTTTGTAATCCTACCAAAGCATCTCTATCTGGCATACTACCGTCTTTTGCTTCATTCAGCCCGGTAACATCTCTGATCATTTGTAAGTAATACTGATATGTGCTTATTAATGAGGAAATTTTTGCATTGCCAGAAGATGTTTGTAATTCTTGAATAGGTACTTTGCCTGGGTTTTGACCCCCGTCTTGTGTTTGTGATCTACCTACAATACTACCTGTTTGAAAATACATATTTAACGCTTCTGCTGCATTATAGTTTGTGCCATTCCCTAAATCAACTTCCGCAAGTCCATCAACATCTACAAATACCCCGTCAGGCACCATTCTAGATAATACTTGTTGTAGTTTTAAATGTGTTAGTTGAATCATATCCGCAAACGTAGTTGTACGGCTTACAATAGACTCAATTCTTCCTTTGTACATTCTAGGAGCACAAATTGTATAATTCATTTCAACCTTAGTGGTATCTGCAAATGGCCTTGTCATGTTCTCAGCAAGTTTCCAATCTAGCATTTTTTCAAATCCTAAAATCTTTGCGCCGGAATATAATACATCGATGCTTCTTGATACTCTATTAAAGTTATCGCTTTCTGGCGGATTGAAAGTATCAGGTTTCTCTAATGCTTTTTCTAAGCCTTGTTCTGTTTGCTTAATTTTAAATACTTGATTAGAATATGTTTTATATTCAAAATAAAGTACTTGTACTGTATTATCATTTTGATCTTGCCCATAATAATTACGAGTATAATTAACATCTCCAGGATACTTTTCTATTTCTTTTAAATCTTCATCGCTTAAATGAGGAAATTGTTTTTTAAGTTCTTCTAAGCTAATTGATTTAACTTCGCCGACATAATATATATCTTCAAAGTTTGGATCTTCTGTATAAGAATAAACTAAGTTAGCGGGATCTACATATTCAATTGTTACCCCATTTGCTGGATTCCAATTTGTTTTAGCTGCTGCAATGCCTAATACAGTAAGATCATAGTTTAATCTTCTATTAATTAAAGTATATCTATTACGGTCTAGTATTTGATTTATTACTTCCTCTTCTGCAATCTCTACGGCTTGCTTGTAAGTTAATTGTAAATGGATTTCAAGTTCTTCCTTTGTTTCTGGCAAACTTGATGGATCTGTTGTATTGTATAAATTAACACCTAACTTTGATTGAATATCATTCAATAAGTCTTTAGCCATCATGTCTCTTAAGATACTTTCCGCATACCTAGTTTTAGTTCTAGTAGCTTCAGGATCCTCTGCATTGGCTTTAATTTCCCATGCTTTATTAGATATACCATTAACTACAATATCAACAAACTTAGGTATAACCGGGATAGGTTTCCAATCTAGATTAAGATATGATAAATCGCCATTTATAGATAATTCATCTTTATATTTTTGCACAGGCTGTTCTCCTCTTGCATATAATCTAAGTCTATGAAAGTTTTGCCAGTTGGATCCCCATCTGTTACCAACTCCATTACCGACCCTATCTCCTCTAAACCATTCATTTTCTATAGCTCTTGCAACGGCTCTACCGTATTCATAACTTTGTTTTTCTTCATCAGGTACCACCTGGCTAGGAAAAGAACTATTACTATTAGTATAAATCATCTATTATATTATTTTTGAACTATCACCGTTATTGTTATATCTTTTAAAATTTAAGGGAACTTTGTTTTTTTGCAAACTACTAGACGGAGTATACATATGCTTATTACATGCCATTATAGCTAACCCAGAACTGATAGAAGCATCATGTTTTGTTCTGTCATTTATATTAAATCTGGCCCAGTCTTCTAATGTTTTTTGAAAATACATATCTCCATGAGAATCAGCACTATAACCAACATAAGTTTCTATATAAGTTTCAATCGCCGCTGCGTGTGCTTGTATAATATCTTGTCCTGAGTTTGGTATACCACCTATTTCTTTTTCAGCTGGAGATAATTTATTCCATACTTTATCAGGTCTATTCATTGAGAACCCTCTATAACCCCTTCTTTTAAAATGGTATAATAATCTTGCCTTGTTATTCTCTGCCAATATAGGCATTCCGTAAAATACGCAAGCCATTAGTATTTCTTCAAAAAATATTTCAGCGGTTTGAGGTCTAGCTATATATTCTAAAAAGAAATGATTGGCGGGTACATCATCCATAGAAAATTTAGTTAATCCATGAAGAGCCCCATTAGAACCTCTATTATCAACAGTCCCTGATATATCATAACTATCACACCCAAAGGCACCACAGTGTTCATTGCCTGGGAACCTATACCCATCTTTCATTATTACGCGGTTTTGCATATACTTAGGAGGAACCCAAGAAACTAAAAACCTACCGTCTTTATTTGGAAAAAAATGTACCTTTGAATCTAGTATACCATTCTCCCATTGAAAACTTCCTCTAGTTAAAACATTTGTATTTCTTAAGTCTTCATTATAATCTATTTGTTCATAGATTTTAGTAAGATTAAATAATGATTGTTTTGTTTCATCACGAAAAGCGTGTTGTTCTGTTCTTGGAAATTGTCGATAGTATTCATTTAATCCATCAGAATCTGATTTTAAACCATCTACCTCATTCTGCCAATGCTCAATTACTCCACAATCTATTTCATTTCCGTCGACCCCTTTAATTGGTTTTTCTGGAGTATCGAACACAGGTAAGCCATAAGTATCAATGAATCCCTCGAACGACCATTCCATAGGTATGAACAAACTATATAATCCTGAGCTAGTCTGTCCGTTGCGGTTCCTTTTTTCAATGTCTGAGTCATAATATAATTTTTTATAATTAGATCCGCCTTTATCTAAAGCGTTGGAAGTAGAACCCATCATACACTTACCAACTATTTTACTACCTAATCTTAAACAAGTTTTTGTAACCCTCCAGTTGTTAAGAATATTATCTGGTTTCAACCATTTAGCAGCCTCGTCCTGAACTAGTACCTTTAATTTTTCGCCATCATAACTATTGTCTCCGGTATTCTTCCAATCAATAGTTGTATCTAATCCCGCTAACTCATCTGCGGCTTCACTATTATCTAATTTTCTTCTTGTAAACTTTGAAGCAGGAACTCTATAAGCAAGTTCTGTTTTAGGTCTATCCATACCGTCTTGTATGGGCTTAAAGAAAAAGGGATAGTTAAGTGATATTGGGACTACCTTATCGGTAAACATTGTTTTAGCGTCAGATCCAGTCTTTGATAATATACCAAACCTTGAATCACTTGACATTGTAGCTATATTAACTAATTCCGCTGAAGACATAAATGAAAATCCAGAACGTCTATTCTTTAAATAACACATTCCATAACATCTTGTGTCTGCCTTACACGCTTCCCAAAATATAAAAAACAATCTATTTGATTCCCTAAAATCCGGCGCACCAACATCAATTTTACTCCACTGTAGGTACATATAATGCGTACCAGTCATATATGTTGGGGAACCATTACTATAGAACGAAAATCCTTCATCCCTATATTTAAACTCGGCGTCTATATAATCGTAATACTTTTCTTTAAATGTGTCAGGATATTTATTCCAATCAAATACATTCTTTATTTTTTCTAACTCCTTAGGAACTTCCAATTGTCTCCAATATTGTTCCTCTTTTTTATCTGATCTTTTATACGAATCTTCTATTAATGGTAATGCAATTTTTAAACCCTGGATTTCATATATTTCACCAATCTTTCCAGTCTTACTAATAACAACCATATCATGGTCTTTATTATACCCATATTTCCAGTTATTATAACGATTTGTTTTCTTTATGATATTAGACTTGATATAGTCTGGCAATATCTTATATAGTGTCTGTTCGTACATTATCTAGATCTCCCTTCTGCAAAACCTTTAAATACTTTAGTATTAGGATCTTTTTCGCCTTCTTCTAACATCCTTTCTTCTTCCTCAATTCTATTTAAGATTTCAAAAGCATCGAATATCGCTAGTTTTTTTGTAGCGGCCGCGTTCTTAAGCTTGTCTGCTGATAAATCATCTTCGCCGTTATTTAATATAGCTTCTTCTGCTACTTTAATTAACTCAAGAACCGCTTTGTGACCAGCCTGGACAATACTCCTCTTCGTCTCCTTTATATCCATATTTAATTACAATATCATTAGATTTCATACAATATAATCTCTGCCCTTCAACAACAAATTCATATTCCCCAAAAGGAGTATAACCTACCAAGTCTCCAGGATTGATTTTAAGCTCTTTTAAAGAGTCATTGCCATATTTTAATATACCAATAAGCTTGCGTTCTTTATCAAGCTTGGAATGGTCAATATTCTTTAATGGTTTTATAAAACAACGATCTCCAAATGATTTCCATTCTGTATCTGTTTTATATAAGTAAATTTGATCTACACCGCAAAAATATAGATCTTCTTTAAAGTATGCTCTACTATTTTTTTGTTTACCCTTTATATCATAAAATCTTCTAAAGACATTATGATGTATGATTACGGTGTCGCCAATTTTTATATCTGTTTTATATGCAAGAGGTATTGCTACAACTATCGCAGTATTATTAACAGATTTAAAACTTTCTATTTTAGTATTTAAAATTAACTCTTTACCTTCAATTTCAACACTATTTTCATACCTAGAGCCCGCAGGTTTAACTATGAAATCAAAGACGCTAGTCATACTAATATTCTAAATCGTATTCAACCGAAATTGCCATGTTAGAATTAAATTTCTTCCATGGCATTACTTCGTTTTCTTTCTTTATATAAATATTGTATGAGTTGTCTTCTTCTTCTAATAATATGTGTGATATTTCATGTCCACCATAAACATTTTGGCCTACTGAATAATGCATTGCATCATTTTTGTAGTCAGCACCAATACTTATTTTTCTAATAATAGAAGTCATTACGCCTCAGTTTGTTTTTCAATTTCTGTATACGATCCGTCTTCTAAATTGATATTTACAGGGCCGTATTGTTGTTCAAGTTCAAGTTTAAACTCTTCAACTTCTTTGTTTAAGTCCGCGATCTTGTGCAATAAACTATGCTTCTGAGTTTCTAATATTCCTAAATTAGTTAGTATTGCTGTTAGTTCTTTTTGTCCCGCTACTACTTTTTCTAATTGTTCTTTTGTAATTTGTTTTACTTCTTCCATTTTATTTAATTTGATTGTTAATTATTTATTATATTTGTAAATAAAACGGGGAAACAAATAGCATATGTTACCCCGGTCTATATTATATTTTAATTATTTACTAGCTATTTTCAATCTGTAGTTCTGAGCAGCTGAATTTGCTGTTCTAGCATCCTCAGTAGAAGATTTTGCAGATGTAAACTCTTTTTTCAATGCTTCCATTGCTTTTGGGTTTCTAGCTTCAGCTTTCTTAATAACCTTACCAGCAGCATCTGTAATGAACATATCATTCGGAGATTTTTCTAAACCTAACTCTTTACCTGACTTTAAAGACTTCTCGTAAGCTTTAGGTTGCGTTTTACCAGATTTAATATTTGTCTCTGTTCCACCCATTAACCCAGTTCCAGGTGCTTTATTAGCAAATTTTTCAGCTGCTTTAGTTTCGCCATAAGTAGCGCCTACGGCTTCTTTTTTGGCAATTTGAGCTTTCATTTTTGTTGTTTTTGGATCTTCTTGTTTAAAAGGAGAAGGAATTCCATGTCCAGTTTTTGCGTTATTCCCTCTTCCTGGTGATTGTGTGTATGCCATTTTGTTTTATTTTTAGTTGTTTGTTATTTTATTTTTGTATATGTTACGGAGCCATTGATAGGTCCTTTAATTATGCATTGTAAAGTATTGTTGTCAATAAAAGTATAAGTACTTTCAATTTCCCAGTTTTTTTCATCACATATAGTTTTCACTACTAATTCACCTTTTATAATTTTCATTGATAACAATCTTAATGGAACTCCATCCATTGTATCAAATTCAACCATTTGTAAATTAGCTTTGGCATCTAGCCAAAAAACTATGTTTGATGAATGTTTATCTGGTTCCCAATACCCAACTAGATTATTAGAACTAATTTTTGATTGAGCAAAAATATTTAAACTAAATGAGGCAACTACGATAATTAAAAATACTTTTTTCATAATTAAATAATATTAGATTTATATAATATTATTATTACGCGTATTTATTGTTTTTTATAAGCTTCCATCTCCCATGGTAAATTTTTTGCGCCTTCTTTCATAGAAGATCGCGCGTATTTTTTACCTTTCCAAAGCACGTGTGTATCAGTATAATCTAAATCACCCCGTTTCATTTGATCTATATGGATCATTTCATGAGATATAGTCTTACTTTTACGCAATTCTAAAGGAGACGTGTTTTTGTTTATTAGAATGGTTCCATTTGATTGAGCCATTCCCAATACATTGTCTTCCATATCCATACTATAAATTGGAGTATTATTCATTCCGTATGGTGGAGTAGCCATTTTAAATGCCATTTAGCACTTTTTCATTTTAACGGGAGCTTCTTTAACCCCTTTAACAATGCCCGATGGCCTTGGTGCAGATTTTATAGCCCCTTTAACCGCCCCCATTGCTCCCATTGTTTGTTTAACTGGTGGCTTAGGCTTTCCGTATTCTTTTTTCATTTCAGCTTTTGATTCGCTTTTTTCATGCTTAGCCATTGCCATTTTAGAATGGTATTTTTCTTTAGTCTTTTTTTCTACAATTTTTTTAGTTACCATATTTATTATTCTTTTATGTGCTTAGTTTTTATATAATCTACTATTTTTATACACGTATAAACAATAGATACTAAAAGTAATATTATTTTTAACGTATTTTCTACTCTATCACTAAAACTTAATATTAGTGTGATTATATTAAAAATATATAACCTTAGATCATGCCCATGCATTAAACTCTAGCTTTTACTCTTTGAGTAATTGGGCTCATCCTGCACGAAGGATCATCAAACCTAAGCTTAATACCATTCTTGCCTGAACTACTGCCCTTGCCTTTTGGCAATCCTGTTGAATCAAAAGGACCATCCCATATTGCATTTGCTCCAATGCCGCTCATAGCGGCTTCCTTATCATGCGGATAAGTTGGATGTTTTTTTGCGTTTATATTCATCATTTATTATTTATATATTTAAAAATTATTTGGAGGCACATTTTGATCAATAATAGGTTGCGGAATTGGCACAGGCCCGTCAATTGCTCTATCGTATGAATTAGCAAGAGGATTACCAAAAACGCTTGTAATTGTACTTTGCGATTTAGGCGAAAATGAAACTGATGCCCCGGAAGGTTTAACCCCGGGATTAATTGGCATTTCCCCTAACACCCCTGTTGTATTATCAACAGCTATTGGGTTTTGTAAATTTGTATTATTTGTCATCTTGTTTTATCTTTATTAACGTGATTTATTGCTGTTCGTAATACTGTATCAGTATATGTCTTACCATTCATTATAACATTCCTATGGCTTGTTGGTACATCCTCGTCCCCCAGCATAATTCGATACATTCGACTTATTAGTTGTTTACACTTAAATGAAACTTTATATATGTTATACTTTTGGGTTGTGTGATTATGATTTCTCCACACTACTATCCACCCTTCTTTTAACAAATTGTTCCAGCGTTTATTGTCCCAACTGTAAGCATATGTACCAATCTTATAATCTTGTTTGGTGAAGAAATCCATACAATCAAAGTATATGAGTAATTCTAAGTCGGCATCGGTTAGGTTATTGTTCCTACAAGCCCATCTTCGTATTATACGATAATGTTTTAATAGTCCAAGATCTTTTATATCTTTCGCTTCTGGCTTTCTCATAGAACAATTACAACATCCTGTAATTTTATAACCTTGTAATCGTTGCCCTCAAAATCTATACCGTGTCCAGCGCTTTTGTCATAATATATAACATCGCCAACGTTTAAAGACTTTATTTCATCACTTATAGAGACTATAATTGCCTCTTTATATCTTATATTTTCTTTGTCTTTTTCTGCAAGAAGCAATCCGCCGTCTGTTTTACTTAGCCCCGTTTTTTTTAACGAAATTATAATGTTGTTACCTATTGCTTTCATGATACGCGTAAATTATTAATTACGCAATCAGTTGATAATATTGTAACAGCCACAGACGATGCGTTTCTTAGTGCAGATTTAGTAACCAATAATGGATCAATAATCCCAGCCTCAATCATGTTTACATATTCATTTGTAACCACATTCAAACCATATCCTTTAGCTCTAGGGGCTCTTACTCCCTCTACTCCCGCGTTTTTTAATATTGTATTATAAGGAGCTTTAATAGCTTTTAACAATACTTCACCCCCTATTGATAACCATACCTGGGTTTCAGAAGCGTCCAATAAGGCAATGCCTCCCCCTGGAACAATGCCCTCTTTAATAGCCGCTTTAGTTGCACAAATTGCATCTTCAACCCTGTCCGCTTTTTCTTTTAACTCTATATCTGAATTAGCCCCTACTTTTACAATGGCAACCTTTGCTGATAGTCTAGCTAATCTTTTTTCTAATCTAATAACTTCTCCTGGATTAAGTTTGCCTTCTAGTTGTTCTTTAATTGAATCAATTAATATTTGAACTTCTTCGGTAACCACCCCGACTTGAATTATTGTTTCTGAATCATCAGTAATACTTTTTATACAACTACCTAAATGTTCTGGTAGTATTAAATCCATATCATCCCCTAAATCTTCATTTATAATTGTCGCCCCGGTTAATAACGCTAAATCCATTAAAGTATCTTTTTTATTAATACCGTAAGTTGGTGCATTAATCACATTTACTTTTATATTACCTTTAACCTTGTTCATTGATAAAGCAGATAGAACATTTGTTTCTATATCCGCTATAATTAATAAAGAACGATTTGTTTTAATAACATGCTCCAATACCGACTGTATTTGCCTAATACTCTCAACCGGCGATTCAATAATCAATACTAATGGATTATCGAGCTCAGCTGATCTTTTACTTGGGTTTGTAATAAAATGAGAATTAACTAATCCTTTATCATATTGTACGCCCTCAATAATTTCTATTTCTGTTTCCGCCATTGTCGACGCTTCCATCATAACAATTCCGGTTTCGCCAACGGCTCTAAAAGCATTGGCAATAATCTTGCCTAATATAGGGTCATTGTTTGTAGAAATGGTGGCAATATGGTCAATCATATCTCCAGTAACCGGGACCGCGATAGACTCTAAATATGTTATAACTTGCTCAGTCATAAGTTCAATACCATCTTTCAATTCTCTAGCATTTGTTTTAGATTGCACTTTATAAGCTTCTTCTAAAATCGCGTGCGCCAACACGGTTGCAGTAGTAGTTCCATCCCCAGCTTCTTTAACTGTTTTGCGAGCTGCTTCTTTTAAAAGCCTAGCTCCCATATTTTCAACTGGATCTAATAGTATAATACTATCTGCTACAGTAACTCCATCCTTTGTTATAATAGGCCTGCCATGGTTGTCTTCTAACATAACACACTTTCCGCCGGCTCCTAATGTTGAACTAACTGCTTTTGTTAGCTTTGTAATACCTTCAAATATCTTATCCCTGGCTTCATTACCAAAGCTAAGATTTTTTACTATTGCATCTGACATATTTAATTTTATTTGATTTGATTGAATAATTTTATTATTACGTATAATTTTTGATTTTAACTATGCAATATACGTCTTATACGCTTTCCTACCAATAATAATAGCAATGATAATAAATAATAGTAATAATGAATATGTAATAACATTCCCAACAATACTTTCTTTCTTGTCAATAATTTTTGTTTTTCCATCTATCACTTCTTTTTTAACTATCTTAGTGCTTGCTGTGGAATCCATACGCTTAGTATCTGACTCCTTTTTGTTGTTTACGTATAAACTATTAGCTTTAATTTTTTTAATCTTTAAAACAACGTTTTTATAACTTTTACCATCAACCATAATTGTTTTACTTGAGTCAATAGGTGTAATAGTAATTTCACTGCTATCCATATTTGTAACTATGTTTGTAGAATCCGTTTTTAATTTTGTTTCTATAGTTGTAACTGTAACCTTTGTCTCTACAACGCTGTCTTTCTTAATATCAATCCTAGTCACATCCACTTTACGTGCACCACACGATACTAATAATAACAACGACGCCAACATAATAGCTCCTTTCCTCATGATATAATAGTTAATGTTATATTTTTAGCTACTTGCATTTTTTTAAATAACTTATCAAATGCTTTTCTCGATTGTCCAATATAGTTTTTATTTCTAGTTTGACCTACCAATATACAGCCTTCTGTATCATGATTAGAATTTCCACTATGTATACGAACCCCTTCAAAATTAGGTACATCAATTAATAAAGGCAATAATCTTTTAAACCTATTTGACTCATTTATTATTATTCTATATGTTCCTTTTGGTATTGCCGTTTCTCCTTTAATCTTTATTGCTCTTTCTGTATCTTCTAATGTGAAACATTCCCAAATACCGTCAACTAAAAGTTCTCCTATTGTTGAGGTTTCAGTCTTGTAAAGTCTCTTTATCGTTATTACCATTTTTATCTTTTAATTTAATTTGTACCCAGCCGATTATTTTCATTGATGTATACACGGTAGATATACATAGTAATAGTATTTTTAGTGTGCTTTCCAAATTTGTAAAACTTAAAAAAATAGTTAGAGTATTCAGAGCATATAGTTTTAAAGAGTCTTGATCCATTATGGTTTTAGTTTTTTAACGATGTCCGTAAATCCCTGTATGCTCACGTATGCCGTAGCCACTATTACCCAGTCTCTAGAAACTAAATAACCTGAAAATAATCCTCCGCAAGCTATCAGGAAAACTAATAACTTGCGTGAAATCCATTTGCTTAGAATAATATCAAATTGTTCCTTGCTCATCTTCTTTTTTCTCTTCTAATTTTTTGATGCAATTCAAAACTATTGAAGCCTCTTCTAAAGTTAATAATCCTTTTGACTGTGCTAAAAATGCTACTTGAATAAGTACGTTAATTTCTTGTTGATTTTCCATAATTGTTTTTAATTTTTAAATGGCGGTGGTAAAGTTACATTTATAGGATTGATTTGTAATTCTATATTCGCTTCTAATTGCAACTGCATTGCAGGAACATCTAAAATACCTTCTAACCAACCTGTTACTTGCTCTTTTGTTAATTCTGCATAAGGCGTATAATTTTCGCCCGATGGCAAAGGCATTGATGTTGCTCCGTAAGTATCTGCGAAGTATTCCTTCTCTTCAACTACACTTGTAGCATTATACCTCCAATGAACTAATATTACCACATCTGATAAATTGTCCTCTTTTACTTTACATTCCATTGCTGAAATAATCCAATCAAATTTTGTCATTTTTATTTATTTTTTAACTTATTTCTTCTATTATTAAACTGTTTATTTTTATTGGTTCGTTTTGTACTTTATTATGAATTTCAATACTAATTGGAACTGATATATCAGGTATATCTAAACTACCTCGAACTGGAGAGCTAACTAAATAACCCGCCTCAGGGGCACGTGTAAGTTTCCCACTCATCATTGAAAAATTGGCGCCGACGGTTGGATCAAAGTATTTTGTAATATAAAAAACTAATTCACATTGGTTCCATTTAAAAATATCTTTAGTGATTCCAATAGTCTCCCCAACCTCATTGCCCTCTAATAAGATGATCAAATCAATGTCTATACCATCGATATATTTATCAAAGAGCATTGATATTTTTAAAGTCCTACCGTCGTCACAATTAAAATAATTCTTAGGTAATTGATTACTTCCTTTATAATTCCCGCCGTTATTAATTATCTCTTTAAATATATAGCTATTTGGGTATATAAAAAATCCGTCATCTGGATATTGAAAATTAAACAAGGTTTTACTCGTATAGCCATTTGTTAAATGGTCTTTTTTATTCGGTGTATTTTTCCAAATTGTTGTTGATGGCATAATTTTAAAGTATTTGTATTGTTGGTCTTATTAATATTCTCGATGTGGTATTGCAATATGTATCAAATCCATTAGTGTTTATGAATCTAACAATAATCTCATCTGCTCCATCTTGCACTAGTTCTATAACGCATCCTGAAGTTATTCCTATGCTATCTGTTGTTTCTTCTGTTACTTTTATTGTACTTGCATCTGCATTCCAAATTGCTTTTATAGAACCTGCCCTCATATTTCCATTAGTATCTTCTAAATTATATTCCATAAATATTGATGAATATAAAATACATTTCATACGAACTAAAACTGCATTTGATGTATCAGTAATTACAATCGTTTTAGGCGACCAAATATGTGGTAAACCTGCACTTTCACCAATATAGCCATTTAATTCACTATCAGGTTTTTCTATTGATAACGTGTCTGACTCATTAAAACCAATTTTTGAAGGGCTTAAATAACCTCCTATTACAGTTGAGTTATTACAATCTGTAGCAATGCTTCCCGAATATTTACCTATAAATATATTTTCAGCCCCCGTTGTTAATGAACTTCCAGCAATAAAACCAACAACCGTATTTGTAACGATATTAGATGGTCCTGCTCCAACTGTAACACCATTTATTAAAGCATCTCCTGCTACATCTAACTTAGCGGCAGGACTTGTTGTACCAATTCCTACGTTTCCTCCCTCTGGTTGTAATGCTAAACTTGGTCTTGTACCAGTAGAAAAATTATAAGCATCAATGTATGCAACAGTATTTAAGTTAGTCCAACCAAAGTTTAATCTTTCGTTTGCATTTGAAGGATTTCTAACTCTTGCACTTTCATAGACTTCTAATTTAGCAATTGGATCTGTCAACCCAATTCCTACATTGCCACTTGAGGTGATTATTACTTTTTCAGAACCATTTGTTTTAAAATTTATATTATTTAAACTCGACCAAATTTGCTCATTTGTTGAATTTCCTAAATCAATGGTCCCCGATTGAACTCTTAGATTTCCATTAATATCTAATGTTCTAAATGGACTTGTTGTTCCAATACCTACGTTACCACCTATTAAAGACAATTGATTTGTGAAATTCAATTGAGCAACTGACGAAGCGTTTGAAGATATTTCTAAACTTGCAGAACCACCACCCGAATTACTTACTTTTATTTTAGCACCAGCCGTACCATTTTGTACTTCTAACTTTTCACTCGGACTACTTGTTCCTATCCCTACGTTACCCGCCGAAGTGATACGCATACGTTCTGCACCAACTTTAAACAACATACCCACATAATCATCGCCAGCTTGTATTTGAAAATTTGTATTTGTATCTCCAAATTGTAAAACTCCTTGACTTGTAGTTCCAACACCACCAGCACCATTAACAATTACTCCTGCTACGCTTGAACTACCAGTGTAAAATCTACCTTGACCATCTACTTGCAATCTACTCGTTGGCGATGTAGTTCCAATACCTACATTGCCACCTGAAGTGATACGCATACGTTCTGTAGTACCGCCTGTCGATAAAATTAATTCATTAGATGAAAGTCTTAAATTTTTCCAACCACCAAAAGCAGTTGTTGTTGAGTAAATATCATTTTGACCACTTGCATTTCCAAAAGTTAATCTACCATTAGTTCCATCGTCAAATACACCTTCTCCAACTACGTGTAATTTAGAACTTGGACTTGTAGTTCCTATTCCTACGTTGCCGTTTTGATTAAATCTAATAGTTTCTGAACCCGAATTATTCTCAAAAGCCAATGCACCGCTTGATGTGTTTACTACTAATCTGTATTTTTGTGAAATACCTGTGTTAAACATATCAATAGTACAACCCGCATCAATACCGCTAATTGTAAGTTTTCCGCTCGGACTTGTTGTTCCTATGCCTACGTTGCCTGTTGAACTAATAACCGCTTTTACGCTTTCAGCACCTTGCGTTCTAAATTGAATACCATCATATCCATTTATATTCGCAGTACCTTCAGTACCAAGCGAAGTATCTTTTTTGAAATAAACAACTTCAGCAGCATCTGAAGTTCTTGTAAAACCTATTTTATCGCCATTAATTAATGCGTTTTGATTTGATGTTCCGCTATTTAAAACAAGTTTTGCAGATGTTGGATTTGTAGTTCCGATACCTACGTTTGTTCCATTATCAAATATCAAAGAGTTACCTAATGTAGATGCTCCTGTAAATTTAGAAACGTAGTTAGTAGTGCCACTTGCATTGGCTTTAGAATTGAACGTTATCCAATCAGTTGAGCTTAAATATCCATTTACCGTTGAACTTGCAGGAGATAATAAATTAATAACATAACTATGTTCCCATAAATTTGAAGTACTATTCCAATATAATATCTCATTATTTAAAGCATCCGTATCTTCAACATCTGCCAAATCTTTTAAATATATATTAGGTAAAACCGCCACAGGGACTGCTGCGATACTTCTCACAGGACTTGTTCCTCCAAATTGAAAGTTATAAGTTGGGTTTGAGCCTACAGGATTTGTTAATCTATCGGCATAATATTTTAAAACAATTCTATCGGTATCTAAAAATATTCCGTTATTCCATAAAGCCGTAGCGCTAAATTCAGTATAACCTCCATTAGTAACAGGAAGTGTTTTTGATGATTCTGTAATAAATGTTTCAACGCCCAAATTACTTCTTTTATAAACTCTAAAGAAAAATTCAGCTTCACCCGTACCTGCAGTACGCGATATATTCCCTAAAGTTGTAATGTTAAATATACCGGGATTCCCTGATATAATATTAGCGTCAGAAATTAACGAACCAACTAATTGTGCAGTTGTTGTAATTACACCTGTTGAGACATTAACCGGTATGGTATTAAATCTCGAATCAGTTATATTTCTAACTAAAACAACATATCCGGGAATATCAGACGCTGTAGTGGTTGCAAATAAATCTAAAGTCGATGGCAAATCCTCCGAAGTTAAATAAATATTATTATCAACTGAACCATCTGCCTTTAAAAATTGCGTGCTTACGCCGCCGTTCTTTATTAATCGAATGGCAGTAAGGTCTGCATTTACGTTAACGTCTTTTATAAATTGTATCGCCATTTAATTTTATTGTTTTATTATTCTACATTTTGAAGTAGTACATAGTATAGTCCATCTGTTACAGTCCCGGTCATAGCTACTGTTAAGTTAGTACTTACGGCTGACGTTCTTCCTAACTCTGCATATACTGTTGAGAACGATGTGTTATCTATAACCTCACACATTACATTAGAAGCCTCTATACCGGCAGCCCACGCAGTAGCTAAATTTATAGTGAATGTTGTTAGACCCCCTGACGTAACTTTTGTTACACCGGTGCTAACAGATAATATAATCTTTTTACCTCTTAAACCTGCATCAGTAGCTGCTACTGTGGCAGTACCATTTAGGTAACTCACAGTTATTCCGGCTCCTGCGTTAACATTACCTATACCAACTGTTGATAGCGTAGCTAGGTCTGTATCTGATTGTATTACGGACCAATCCGTAACTAATGATGTATTAACTGCTCTTGCTACTGTAGCTATAACAGAATCTCCCGGAGTTAGGGGATAAAGCGCATCTCCATAGAAATTACCTGCAACTGTTGCTACATAGTAATCTCCAATTTCTAAAGCTACCCTTGTGGCTCCCCATAAAAATAAACCATTATTAGAACCGGAAGTTATTGCTCCTGTAGAAGCATTAAACCCTCCTTTAAATTCTAATAACCCGGTAAGTGCTGCTTGCACGAATGCCGTAGTAGCTATAAGGGTAGAATTATTTCCGGTAGCTTGTGTAACAGCCGTAGTAGGTAATGTTACTGTTTTTAAATTTAGAGCAGTAATATGACCCGTACTATTTGTTGTAACAGAATCCACCGCTGCAAAGGTAGCTCCTAAAGCAGGAGATGCTGAACTTGTTGTGTCAGTTCTAGCAACGTCATCGTGGTCAATTGTCAATGTATCAGTCGCACCCACTACAGTAGATATAAGGATTCCTCCTCTAATATATACTTCATCATTTGAAGCTATAGTTTGAGGAGCTCCGGTGTCGCCGGTTAATTTCCACCCCTCATAACTACTAACGACAGCCCACGTATTATCTCCTCTTAGGTAAGTACTAGAACTTGGCATTCCCGTAGCACTTAAATTACCCGTAAGCGTTACCGCTCCGGTTTGTAGTGTAGTTGGAGTAAAAGAAATAAAAGTACTATTACTTGCGGTAAAAGCAGTAACTCCTCCGCCAACTACTGCCCAAGCGCCATTGGCCCATACTTTTAAAACATGGGAAGTTGTATCCATGTAAAGCTGCCCTTCAACTCCGGTGCCCGCGGAGGCATTATTAACCTGGTTCTCTATCGCAGCTTTTATGAGCTGGTTTTGATTTAGATTTATTCCGTTTAAAAAATTAATAGCCATTTTTTATTTTTATTTTAAATTATTGTTTTATACTAATTAAGATAAACTTTGCCTGCAAATCCGGCAGAAAAAGATACTGTTATATTATTTGCATCTATATATGTTATATCCCCATATACCGCAACATTATTTATATTAACAATGCTCACCGATGGGAATCTATTTAAGTTATGGTTTATTTCCCATATCAGCGAAGGGATAACTTGTTGGAATACGTATATTTCATTTGCATATACGGGTATATTTAAAATACTATTTTCAAATGTTGCCGGCCCACTTACCCCCACGGTAGTTAATGTTATATCATCTTGCTTACTATCTAATACTGCTTGCAAGTCCGTTTGATTTGCTAAATCCCCAACGATAGCTCCCCATGTTGCTGGGTTATCATTACTAATAACTTTGCCTAATGCCTCAACTGTAAAGTTTTTAGTTAGGTTTTTCTTTTTACCAGCTATCCTAACAGTAGACGTTCCAATTAACATGTCTGTTAAAAGGATATTCATATTATCTGGGTAACTGTATATTATAGCCATTTATATTTTTTTAATTTTAGTTATCTAATTGTTTCCAAACACCATTTAAGTAACAGTATATATGTTGTGCTGCTCCAACTCCATAAACCGCAATCATACCGTTTACGGGACTAAGAGGAGCAGTTGTTGTAGGTGTTAAAATTAACGCATGATCTATTGTTACTATCCTATCAGAAAAATCTCCTCCAATTAATGGCGTACCTGAATTATTAGATATATATAGTTTATTATTTTCAATTATACTAGAGGAAGGGCCTGCATTATTTCCTATACATATATTGTAGAAAGAGCTACTACTAAGATACTGTCCTGCTAAATAGCCTATTACTGTATTACCAAATCCATCAGTAATTGTTGTGCCTGCACCAGCTCCAATACCCACATTCGCATCACCTGTTGAAACTTGCTGCAATGCAGCATTTCCGACAGCAGTATTACTAGATCCTGATGAGTTAGATACTAAGGCTCCGGAACCAATACCAGTATTTGCACTTCCACTTATATTATTATTAAGAGCGACAGTACCGAAAGCAACATTATTGTATCCAACAGTATTATTAGTTAATGTTCCAAATCCTATAGCTGTATTTTGGTCTCCTGATATATTATATTTTAATGCGTTATCACCAAAAGAAGTATTAGTTGCTATATTTCCTTTACCATTATTCCATACGGTTAAATCTGTAGCATTTGACTCTAACCAAGCAATACCAGAACCCCCACTATATTGGGGAATATTTAATGTACTACCAACCAATGTGGCCGCCCCGCTTGAACCTGTAGTTGTTAATGTTATAGCGTTTTGTTTTGCATTTAATTGTGTTTGAATAGCACTAGTAACTCCTTTAACATAAGAAATTTCCGGCAACGAAGGATATACCGTAGTAGATAAACTACTTATAGTATTTGTACTAGTGAAGTATGTAAGAGTGTTCGTGGCTCCCGTTCCTAAGACTATTGATCCAGTAGCGTTCGGGAATATAAAGTTTCTTTGTGATGTTATTGCAGCAAAAGAAAAATAAGCGCTCGCAAAAGAGTTTGTTCCAATCCAGTAGTAATAACCCCCAGAATCTCCTAATATTGTATTATACCCAAGTTCGCCAATATGCGTAGCTCCTTGCTGCAAAGCTAGCTCCGGCACCTTAACTTTTGAACTAAATGTTTTTATTCCAGCAAAGCCCTGCGGATAAGTATTTACAAGCCCCCTAGCATAGATAGATGCGCTCGGTATATTAAAGGAATGTACTGATCCCGTAGAAGTTATAGTAAAGTCTAGCCCATTAGCCGTTGTCGCAAATGTTTGCGTCCCTGCTGTTAATGTATTTAAAGTTGTAATTCCGCCACTTGTTCCAGGCGAACCCTGAGGCCCGGTTGCTCCCGTAGGCCCAGTTTCTCCGGGCAGGCCCGGATCCCCAGTTAGTCCAATAGGACCTTGCGGACCAGTAGCTCCTTGGGAAGCTAATAAAGCCCAATATGTTGGATCTAGGGAGGGAGGGGTTGCTAATGCTCCTGTAGCCAATATACAAAACCAAGAAGCTCCATCGTAACCTACCGCATCATCAATTACATATTCATATAAAGAAACCCATTCCCCTTTCCAGTTTAATCCAGCGGGTCCTATAGGACCTGGTACCCCTTGGCTTCCTTGAGATCCTGTTGCTCCAGCACTTCCTTCTGGCCCTATTGCTCCCGTAGCCCCTGTAGCCCCTTCTGGAACCAAATTTATAATACTACCTATACTAAAGTTCTTTGTGATTGCGGATCCCATTTCAGGATCATACTGCGTACCCAATAATCTATCGCTTAACGTAACAATAGTAGCTGTTGGGTAACTTATTTGTATTGCCATTTTATATATATTTATTTATTAACAGTTCCACTTATCTAACGCAAGTTTTTTTCTAGTTGGCCGCCCCTTTTCATCCTTCAAAGGGCCTTGCATCCCAGCCATTCTAGCGCAGAAAGATTTTCTACGGTTAGCATCTTTACTACCGGGTTTTAATTCCGATGGTTTTTTAGTTACTGCTGTTTGTAGTTTACTTCCTGGGTTTTCTTTTCTATAACTAGCAACGCCTTTAGCGTTCAACCCACCAGTTTCAGATTTACCTTCCTTACGCGTCCACGCTGCTGTTTTATGTAATGGGCTACATCCACACCCGCTAGCTTCCCCTACTGTATATCCATTGTTCTTACTTGTGCCCAATCCTTGAGGTCCAATGCCTTTCATCTTCATAATATCCTATTTTGTACTGTATTTATTCCCACTCTCACTCTTAGTGCCATTGCCGTCATTCCCCCTATTTCTCTTAGCGGTCTCCCACTGTTGGTCCTCATGATCCCAATCTTTACCATCTCCCTTAGGATCTGAACGATGCTTTCTTTGTGCATGCGCCTTCTTCGCTCTCCTATCATCCGTCTTTGCATAAGCCAAATCCCTAGCTGCTTTATCCTTCGCCGCCTTAGGTGATAACTTCTGCTTCATTAAAGGTGATTGACTTCGTAATTCAAATGCCATAATATAGTTTATTTATAGTATATACAATTACGCATAGTCCCCAATTCTTACAGTGCGACATTAGCCTACTATTTTTATATATAACTACCTAACGTCACTCTTTTCGTTCATTTATTATAACTAACCGCCGCTTATTTATTATAATATACTGCAAAATATGTTTTAAATTTTTTTATATTACAAATAATGAAGTAAGGTGTTATACACCGTTTTTGGGCCGACCCATAGCAAAGGGAAATGGTTTCGTTTTACCCCACCCCCCGGGTGTTTTTCGGCTTTGTGAAATCGGGTTTGCCTTTTCCTACGGCATGCACGGCGTGGCTGCTACTACTTCTTTCGATCGGGATATGTATGGTATGTTGTACGATATGGCATGATCCGCTGGCGCTTGGCTGGTATATGATACGTCTGCTAACAGCGTTACCTCATCGCGCTGCATCAGATCTAATAACGCGGAGCGGAGCGACACGCTTGCGTGTATAGCAACTGCCTACAGCACCGGTACGGTGACGGATTGATAATATATATGTAACAAACAAACACTTAATACTATGAGAACATTCACAAACATTGCGCAAGTAACAATCGTTAAACACGCATTCGTATCGTATAAGATCTTAATGACTACATTGGTTGTATTCGGTATCATTCGAGTAGCAATCGGTATCGTATCCGGAGATTATAACAACGCTTCATTCGGAGCATATTAATTAACCTTAACAAATATACATTATGACTAGAATAAACGATTTAAACGCGATTACAAGACTCGATCTAATTGAAGAATCGAGATGGCAAAACGGTAACGAATACGTTAACGAATGTGTTAATGATAATGCTTACATTGCGGAGTTATGTGATTGGTCTCGTACTCGTCAAGGACACGGGTATTGGTTATGGGTTGATAACGGTTACGTGGATCCAATCTTGAACTAATACAAACCGGAGGTGTGTTAACACCGAAGGTGTATAGCATCGCGTATAGCAAATCCTTACAGTCTGAGTACGGATGGTATTTGATAATATATATGAACCTAAAATATAATAATCATGGAAAAATTTATTCAAAGCGAAGTTAAAAAATTAATTAAA